ACCATCTTCTTCTGGTATGACCTCGATCGGTCCTTTTTCTTCTACTGGTTCCTGAACAGCAACATCTTGAATCTCTTCTTGTGAAGGGATCTCTTCTTGTTTTCTAGTGTTCGGGAGTCCTTTGTCTATTTCTGCCATATATACTCCTATCTATTCCTAACACGTTTTATTAGACCTGGCAACCCTTGTGAGTTTGGCCCTGATTCTGGTGGTGGGCCTGATGATACACCAGCTAATTTAGCAATACCACCGCCTGCTAATCGTTGTAAAACGTCTGCACCTTGTGTTCCATAAGTTTGCTCATCTCCATAAATTTTAGCTTGTTCAGATAAAGGCATTTGTTTTAAATCATCTCTGTAAGCTAATATATCTTTTGCCGACACTTTTTGACCGTCTTGTCTTAATGCTTGTGCTAAATTTATTGCATCCGAAGTTTTATATTGCATCAAATCTGTAGGTAATGTTGGAAACAGATTTAAATTTAAATCCATTTGACTTGGTTGTGCTGGAAAAATTCTAGTAGATTCTGTATCTGTGTAATCACGTATTCCAGGTATACCGTCCATCTGATCTTTTAATGATTGTTTTGCAAAATTTGATTTAGCCATCTGTGCATCTGCAATTTCTTGTCCTCGTCTATCTATGAACTGAACTATGTCAGATGATACAGTATTTTTTTGTAATTCTTGTTCTGCTGCTTGCAGTTGTGCTTGTGTCATCTGTATGTCTGAAGTTAAATCACCAATGTAACCCTCGCTACCTTGATTACTTATATCCTCTAAATTTTTTAATTTACTCTGCAAAGAATTTACCAAAGCTTGATTGTTTCTAAATTTATCCACAGCTAATTTTTGATCAGAAAATTTACCAAACTTTTCTACATCTATTTCTGATCCAAAATCAGTTGCACCAAACGTAAGTGTGTCTATGGATTTTAAAAGAGCATTAGTTGGTTGCTCGCCTAATAAAGTTCTACCCGCAGCTTCTAATCCCACGTATGCAAGTTCTGGCACAATACCATATTTCATGAGCCCACTTATCACCGCACGTCCACCTCTTAAAAGTTTTGCTGCATCCTGTACTTGATCTGCTGTTTTAAGTTTACCATCGTTAAAATTTTTTGCACCACTTGCAATACAATTATCAAGACTAGCAGGTCCAGTTGCATAACCTATTCGACCACCATCCTTGTTGCCTTTTCCAAACTGCACGGCACATGTGCCATCACCAAATGATGCTAGTGTTTTTTTAAATTTATCAAAATCTGCTTTCGTAAAATCTTTTAAACCTTTTATTTCTTTTCCATAAAGATCTACATTTTTAGAGCCTTCTAATATAAGTTTATTAATATCTCTTAGACCACCAGCAGCTGTTCTAGATCCACCTCCATATAAAGTTCCATCAGGTCCTCTAACACTAACTCCAAAGTTTTTCAATTTTGCTACATCTTCGGGAAGAATATTTCCTTGAGATATTCTAGCTTCAATTCCAGTAACTTTGACGTTTTGAACTCTATTTAAAATTTGTAAATCACTTGTTGCATTGTTTAACTGTCCTCTATGGTGTCTTACAATACTATTTCTCGCAGCGTTATAATCGCTATTGTCTAATATAAAATTTAAGACATGACGCATTTGTATTTTTTCGCTACCAGCTATCCCACCTTTTGTTAAAATATCTCTTATGGCTTTGTTTGGAGGTTGTCCTGATTTCATCACAATATCGTGATATTTAACATTTCCTGCATAATCAGGATGAGGAAGAGTTTTATTAGTTCCTTTGATTAAAACCCCATCTGAGTTTTTACCTTTAATATAAATGTCAGATGCAAAATATTTTTTTCCTGCCCCTTTATCTGTGTTATCAACATATCCAACAACTTTTCTAACTCCATTAACAACAGCATAAAGTGGTTTATAAGATTTATTTCCTGACCTATAAGCCCTATCCATTTGTGTTAACATCCAGCCATCAGGATTTGCAAATTGAAAACCATATCTTGTTGGTTTAGGATCTTCTACGGATCTTCTTATTCTATCATATACTCTTACATCTATATCAGTTTTATTTATCCCAAATTTATGTTTGTCAAAATTCCATTTATTTTTTGGAACTAAATTAGAAAAAGAACTTTTTATTTCTTTAATAACCTCATCGGGTAATTTTTCAAATTTTCTTAAATTTATTTTATTTGTAAATTTATCAGATTGTAAAGCTCTAGTAATATCTGCATCAATATTTGCGGTAACTCCCGCACCTTTTTTAATTTCTGATATAGTTTTAAATGTAACTGGTTTGCCTTTGTTCTCTCTTATTGCACTAGATAAATAGTTTCTGACTTTTTGTATTTGAGTGCCCTCACTTCTTTGTTTAATAAATTTTGGATCTTTAAAGTTTTTTCCTTTACCACCACCTGTCCAATTACCCTCTCTTATGTCGTATTTTTTCCAATTAGGTTGATTTGCATATTTAGTTCCAGTTTTAGTTTCAAAATTAGATATTCTTTTTTCCATGGTCTTGTTAAGTTTTTTTTCATTTCTATACCCCTGCCTCGTGCCACCAAAACCTGGTTGCACCAACATACCACCACCAGCCATGTCTTGTCTTGGATTGTTTCTTACAAATCTGTTGATAGCTTCCATTGTTTCAACATCTTCTTTGACTTTTGGAATAGGTGCTTTGCTTGCAGGGAAGACATCAGGAAGATTTGGGTCGGCTTTTTTTGCCCGAGTCAGATACTTCATCATCTGTGCGTATTTAAACGGGTTCATTATTCTCCTAACATTCTAGCGATACCGCCTGATGCATAGTCATCATAATCAGGATCAAACTCAGGACCACGATTAGCTGCATACTCTGAAGGATTTTCTTCTGCAAATTTAACCATGTCTTGTCTTTTTTTAGACTCTACAATTTGTTTCATTGTAGGTTTTTTACCAGTAGCATAACTTTTAATCTTACCTAAATCAGATGTAAGATCACTCATCTTGTCAACAGTGTTTTCTACAAACTCTGTTGTGTAATCATCAGGACCATCCATATAGTTTCTCATGTCAGCTTCTGTAAATGAAAACTCATCGGCAGGTGTGCCTTTTGTCATTTCATCAGCCTGACCTTTTTTAAGCATCATCTGCACTGATGTGTCTTGTCCACTTTCTCCCATAACATTTCTTATCGGATCGTCTACGTCGACTATAATAGAACCATCATTTAGATCTTGTGTTACTATAACACTTGTATCATCGTCAATTTTTTTCATGTGTACAACTTGTCGTTCTTGAGTTGCAAATCTTTTAGTAACATCATCACCTTCAAGAATAACTTTGTTAACTAATGCATCAAACCATTCTGGTTTACCAGGTACATCTCCTGTTTTAATAATTGGAACTTTAGTTACAGTCTTTCCTGCTTTTGCTACTTTAAAAAATTTACCAACAATAGGTATTGCTGCAAGGCCACCCATTATTTTTAAAAAATTTCTTCGAGTCATCTTAGATCCTTCTTTAAACCCTGCACGTCCACCTTGTGCAAAGTTTTCTGGGTCAGGCATACCTCTCGTTTGTTCTGATAATCCTTCAAGTGCTTCATCGTAAAGATCCATCTGTTGTCTTTGATCTAAATCATAAAACTCTTTACCAAATTTTTTATCTGCTAAATCTTCTGCAACAAGTTGTGCATTATATTTTCTATCTCCTTTTACAAATCCTGGTGAAGCATTGTCGACTGCGTCTTTAATCATTTTTGTATTTTTTATACCTGCAATACCTTTTTTGTTTTCTTTGCCTAATCTTTCTGCAATCTCTGTTTCTGTTTCAGCTTGCTTACCACCCATGATCTTGGATCGTGGATCTATCTCTTTACCTTCCATGTCCATAATCTTTGCAGTTTTTGTATTTCCAATTCCACTTCTAATATTTTCTGCTAAATTTTTTTTCTCACTAGACTCTATTGTATTGATAGCGTTTTCTACTTGGTTAGCATTTTTTAATGCCTCTGGATCTACACCATTTTGCATTAAACGTTGTGCTGTAATCTGTGTGTTAAGTTCTATTAGATCTTTTTTAGGTAAAGTTTGAACAACACCAGT